TACTGAGGTCAAATATGCAAACGACAACGGAGACAACAGTAAAAACGTTGAGGTATACACCTACGTTCGCATGGACAAATCTAGTGGTCGGTGGAAGTGGCACCAGGAAGCCTACGATAAGGTAATCCCTGGTACCCAAAGCACCGCACCCAAGAACGCAAGTCCGTGGCTAGTACTCCGATTTAATACAGTAGATGGTGAAGATTACGGACGTGGACGTGTTGAAGAATTCTTGGGTGACTTCAAGTCGCTCGAAGCATTGTCTCAGGCACTCACAGAAGGCGCTTCAGTGGCGTCCAAAGTTATCTTCCTAGTCTCACCCTCAAGCACGACTAAACCGCAGACCCTGGCGCAAGCAGGCAACGGTGCTATCGTCCAAGGCAGACCCGATGATGTCGGTGTTGTCCAGGTCGGTAAGACCGCTGACTTTGCTACCGCCTCACAGATGGCACAATCCCTTGAGCGTAGGCTCAGCGATGCCTTCATGGTTCTGCAAGTCAGGCAGTCAGAACGGACTACAGCTGAGGAGGTTCGCCTCACCCAGCTAGAACTTGAACAGCAGCTAGGCGGATTGTTCTCCCTGCTGACGATTGAGTTCCTGGTTCCGTACTTGAACCGCGTGATGCTCGTGCTCCAACGGAGCGGTGAGATCCCTACACTTCCCAAAGAACTTGTACGTCCTACCATTGTGGCAGGTGTCAACGCCTTGGGTCGTGGTCAAGATAGGGAAGCACTTATTCAGTTCATTGGTACCATTGCACAAGCTATGGGTCCCGAAGCCTTGCAACAATTCGTCAATCCTCTTGAGGCAATCAAGCGTCTCGCTACTGCACAAGGCATTGACACGCTTAACTTGGTTAAGACTGAGCAAGATCTTCAGGAGGCACAACAGCAGCAACAGCAAGCAGCTATGCAGCAGTCCCTTGTGGATCAAGCTGGTCAGCTAGCCTCTGCACCGATGGCTGATCCATCCAAGAACGAATTCTTCCAAGACAATGGCAACAATGAAGGGTCTCCCGGGCAGCCCGCAGAACCCGGTTAAAATTAACGGCGAGCCCGTAGCAGCTGCAGCTAAGCCTGCACCTAAGAAGCGGACTGTTAGAAAGAAAACAACTCCTGAGCCCAAGCGCACTGTCGAACCGGCACAGGAAATCAAGAACGAAAAGGTAGAGCTTAAGGTTGAGACACCTGAGCCCAACAAATACGAACCCAAGCCTAAGGTTGGTACTCCTACCCTTGGGCGTTCACCCAACTACGTCACGAAAGTTGGTCTAGGAAATCTCAAAGTAACCACCGTAAATGGCAACACTTAATTACGATCCAACTCCTGCAGATGCACCTGAGCTGAATGAAGCTGAGGTAGAAGCTCTCGCCATTGGTGAGAAGCAGGCGCAGGAAGAACAAGCTATGTATGCTGGTAAGTTCAAAGACGCTGAGGCGTTGGAACAGGCATACATGGAACTCCAACAGAAGCTAGGTGAGCAGTCCACTGAAGGCGAGCAAGATGAGCCCGTCGAAGAAGAGGTTAACCCTCTGACTGAATACATCACCTCTGCTTCTGAGGAGTACTACGCTAACAATGGTCAGCTGTCAGAAGAGACCATTGAAAAGCTAGCACAGACTGACAGCAAAGAACTTATTCAGATGTATCTGGATAACCTCCAGGGTGCTAACCCAATGGAGCCGCAGGTCGCTGACCTGACGGAGCAAGATGTCGTCGCTATCAAGCAAGCTGCTGGTGGCGATGCCGAGTACAAGCAGCTCATGTCCTGGGCTGCTTCGTCCCTGCCCGAAGATATCGTCACAGGGTTCGATTCGCTCGTTAACTCTGGCAACCGCCAGGCAATCCAGCTTGCAGTCATGGGCATTAAAGCTCAGTACGAAGCGAATAATGGATACGAAGGTGAGATGCTCACCGGCAAAGGTGCGCCTAACAAGGCGGATGTATTCCGATCGCAAGCTGAAGTCATCCAAGCTATGCAGGACCCTCGCTATGATAAGGATCCCGCTTACCGTCAAGATGTGTTCAACAAACTTGACCGTTCCAACCTCGCTTA